TGCTCTCGAAGTAGTCAAGAATCACACGATCGCCGAGATCACTACGCTGTAGATCGTTCGACCACGTCGGATCGAGTCGAGCGCCCGAGGTGTCGGTCATAATCAAACAGCCCGGCGGCATCTTCGGCAGCTTATAGCGGAAGCCTAGCGGCTGATCAATTACCGCTTTCACACTGAGTAGCACAGGCTCTTGATTGTTATCGAAGATATTCATGTAGAAACACGCCTCGCGCGTGTTCCAATAGAATTCTAAGGTGTAGTTAAACCCTTCAAGCTCCACACTGATATCAAAGTGCGGTAAGTCGCTGCGCAGCGGTATCGTGAAAGGCATTACCTAACCCCCAACTTATCAAGAAGTCCTAGTTTTTCTACCAAACTGTAGGCGATTGACTTCTTCGTCGTGTTCTCTGTCGGAAGTTGCTTCCCGGCCTTCTGCTTACTCTGCGCTTTCGACTCTCTTTTAGCGACAACTCGACGAGTCGTTTTGTTTTGGACAATGCGAACGCGCTTGAGCGTCGCTTGAAAAGTGAGCGCGTCACCTGTCTTACCGTCGCGGGGCGTGATCAAATCGGTCAGCATCATATCGGTGTAGACGCGCTTACTTGTGGTCACAGTCACGAGCTGCCTGGATTCGAGGAGCTTGCGCAGATCTGCCGCCGCACGCTCGGCAAATCCGACAGCCCCGCCGACACGCTCGGCAGAAACCGACGTGAAAGTCACACCGCCACCGAGACTCACCACACGCTGAGACTGAACAGCGCCAACGGGCGTGTTTGAAATAATCCCGGTGATCTGGAGCGTCACCGGCTTGAGCCTTGCGTGGTCCGAAACATCAAACCCCTGCTCGACAGGGTGGTCGGTAGTCTCTGCCGAGTCGGTGCTCGACTCCGTCAGCACTACGTCGATCTCAATATCACCAATCTTCGTACGGCTCGGGCGGTGTACGGTTTCTAGTCCCATGACATCACCTCGGGATCGCAGCGGTCGCGCCGCTTAGCTCATCCTGCCACCACTTAGACAGCGCGTCGGCGGAACTCTGCCCCGTGTCCGATGCACTCTGCCCGACACCTGCCACGATCGTCTGATCGACCTTGAGCCCTCCGAGATTTACCACGCGCTGGTTTGTGGTGTTCGCGACCGATGCCGTCGGGCCGGAAGCTCCGCCGCTGACCGGCGAGATCCCGAAGAAAGAACGGACCGATCCGAAGCCTGACTTGATACGATTTGTTACCGATCCGACGATTCGATCAAAGGAGCTTATAATCCAATCACCAAGATCGATGAAGACTTGCTTAGCTGTGTCCTTAAACTGATCCCAGATCACATCGAAGTGAAGCAGTAGCGCCGCAAAGCCTTTAAGCATTGTGAGCCACCACGGATCTTCATCAGACGATGTGTTGATAAAATCTTCTAGAAACGCTTTCCACCGTGGCCAGAGTTGCCCGATCAGGGTTAGTCCGCCCTGCTGCGCGGTTAACCACTCATCAAACAGCAGGATGATGAGCGCAATCGCGCCAGCAATGGCCACGACGGGCGCAGCCGCAGCAGCCCACGCAGCCGCAGAGCGGATCGCTGCAAGCACAGCAGCCGCGCCGAGTCGAACATACTGCCCGATCATCAGACCCGTTTGCGCTATGTTCCAAATAAACGCAGCACCTAGAACACTGTAGGTGATTACCGCGAATAAACGCCACTGATCAATCACAAAACCGATTGCCTTGTAGAGCAATCCAAACACCGAGGATAGTAGTTTCACTACCGAGATGAAACCGCGAAACACAATACCAAGCCGCTGCGCAAGTAGGGTGCGATTCGCTTTGACCCACTCGACGACGGAGGTAGCGATCGCATTCATTTCCGAGATGAGCGGCCCCGCGATCGCGTAGCTGAGTCCTCGCACCGCAGCCTTGACCCGATCGACCGAGTCGCCAAGATTGTCACCTGCCTCGATCGTCTGCTTGTCCAGCACGATCCCCAGGTCGCGAGCTTCAGTCCGCAGCTCGGCCAGCGCGTCACGTCCACCGTTCAGGGTCGGTATCAGGCTCGCACCTGATTTGCCGAAGACCTGAATCGCAAGAGCCGTCTTCTCGGCCCCGTCGGGTAGTGTCTTGAACCGCTCCGCGATGTCTCCGATCACTTCGTCAGCTGATCGCAGCGAACCGTCCGAGTTTCTGATCCGCGCTCCGACAGCCGCGAAGCTCTGCGCCATCTCCGCGTTACCCTCAGCCGCTTGCGCGAGGTGGACGTTGAGCTTACGCATCGCACCGACCACCGTCTCAAAGTCAGCGCCGGACAGAGATGCAGCGTACGCCAGCTCTTGTAGCGCATCGGTGTTGACGCCGACTGCTTGGCTCAGGTCGTTTAGCTGACCTGTGACCTCGACGAGGTCGGAAATACTCTTTGCGACAAAAGCACCGGCAGCCCCGGCCATTGCAAGGAAGCCTTCACTGACACGAGCTATCGCGTTGTCCGCTTTGTTGAAAGCGGCATCGTCTAGCTTCAGCCCGAGTAGTACCGCAAGCTCCCTGATGATCATCGTCTAGCCACCGATCGTGCTTCCGCTGCCGCCATTGCGTCAAGTGCTTGGTTGAGCAGCACGCACTCGACGAGCGACATCGTGGTTGTCACTTCCTGCATCGTTGCCACGCGCTCTGCCACAAGCCTGAGCGCTGGCCACCTGTCGATCAGGTGGTCGATGCCGGTGAGCTGTTCCCCTTTAGCTTCCCGGCGAGGGCCGGGAGGAAGTCGAAAAAATCGGCGAAGTTCACCTCGATTGCGAAGGTGATCGCCCGCATCATCAGGACCGGACGACCTGCGAGTACGTGGTTTGCCTGCTTGTCAAACTGCCCCGCGAGGATCTTGCCTTCCTCGCTCACCCACGAGATTGAACAACCCTCGCCACCGAGCAGCTGCCGCGCAACTTTGGTGAGCAGGTCCGGTGGGATCGACTCCGCAAGCGATTCGATCGCCTTGCCCACTTGCTCAACACCGAGATCACTGACCGAGCCTTTTAGGTCGAGCTGTTTGATCGCCGCGCCCACAGCCTTCGCAAGCGTGGGGTAGAGCGGTAGCAGCTCCCAGGCTGGGAGTGCTGTCACAGAGATCTTGATCTGAGAGCGGGGGTCGAGGACAAGCTCGCGCGTGGAAATCATACCCTCGATGATGACACGATCATGAGGGTGTGTGTCAAGCGGGAGTGTTTACGATTACGTGGCGACGATGCCGCCGATTGTACCGATCAGGCGATCGACGCGGATCGTCCACATCCGGCCAGAGATCTCGTCGCTAAACTCAGGGTCGGGGATCTTGCTCACCCAGGCGTTCGGTGCGGTCAGCAACGTGGTGCCATTCAGGTCTTTAACCTGGAACACACCGACGCCGGTCCCGGTCCTGTCGTCGAGGTCGGCCAGGTTTGACAGAAGGTCATTCGACCGAGACGACTGCGAGAGTGTCAGCTCGATCGATGCCCTGCGGTCAAGCTTCTTCACGCGGGTGACAATCCCGTCGGTCCCGGCTTCATCGCCGAAGTTCTCAGCATCCCGTTTGACGCTCAGGAATTGACCCTTTGCGTAGCCGGTGAGCCGGTTCCCTCCGAGAGTGATCACGATCTGGCTTGGGTCGTAAGTGGGTACGCTCATTGTCTACCTCAGACCGTCAGGGTTCCGACGATGTAGATCTTCTGGATTGCCCCAGCGAGTGGGGCCGTAAACTTGACGTTTCGCAGGATTCCGTTTGCGCGGTCGGTGGGGTTCGCACTTGCGGACTTCGGGACCGTGACGGTAAACGGCAGGCTCAGACCGCCGACATCCACACCGTCCTGAAGCTGCGCGCGCACTTGTCCCTCGATACGAGCAATGCCGTCGTCGGTGTACGGGATCTTGTCGGCCTCGGTTAGCAGAGCGGCCAGCCGTTCCTGCATTCGGATCTGGAGCCAGTCGCGAAATCGGATCGTGTCGATAAACTCGTTGCCTGAGACGACACCGCCGTTGTTATGACCGAGCACGACATTGCGACCGGCGACGGTGCTGTAGTAGTTGCCGTACTTGTTCGCAATGTTCGTCTTGTGTGTGTCGGTGAGAGTCGACACAGGGACACCGGCCAGCGTCTTGAACGCCCATGTTTCCGACCCTGGGGCCAGCGGCAGACACCGACCGAGCCATCCAGAGTCAGCAAACGCGATCGGGCTGCCGTGGTAGATCGCGCCGGTCCAAAAGTAGGCCGCGTTTTTGAGCTGCTTCAGGATGTCGGTCGCGATCGACTCGCTGACCGTTGCGCAGTCGCTGTCGCAGACCTCGACGATGTACAGCTTCTTATTCGCTTCGACCCAGGCGGCTGCGGCAAGCACCATCGCCGACGAATTGAAACTCGTGTGGACGCCGTACCAGTCGTCATTTTCCAGGTGGATCGCGTCGAGGTCTGCCGCAATACCGGGATCGGCGTGGTCTTGCACAAGCCTCAGATAGGCGATATCGCCGACGCTGATCGAGATCCAGTTACCGGCAGCGTTTCCGACGATCTCAAGATACTGCGATCCAACCGAACCAACCACAGACGCAGTGGCCCCGCCCGCTGTGCAGGCCGGATCGATCGCAGCTTCCAGCGCCGCGATGATCTCATCGTTCGTGGCCGTGCCGTCTGACGTGATCGCGTACTCGGTACCGTTCACGCTCACGGCGTAGCGTTTCGAGTTTGCCACCGACGATACGTAGACGCGGTAACGCTGCGTCGGCTTGTTCGATCCACGACCGATCACGACTTTCTCGGGTCGCGGGTTCTGCCCGAAGAGTACGAGAGCCGCGCGATATTCGACGGCAGTCGTCGCAAAGTCTGCCGCCACACCGTCGATATCGGTGTAGGTGCGCGAGCGCTCGATCCAAGTCGGCGTGTAGCCGAGGATCAGAGGTACGCCGAAACCCACCTGCGAGAGCCCGCTCGACGCAAGTGAGATCTGGATGTTGGCAATCTGGTCTAGTGTGGACATTGGTCCTCTCAGGGAGCTGTGAAGGTTTCGCCCGTCGTCAGGTTTGTGAGTTCGGCGGACTCTATCAGGCCGATACGCTCTTGCGCAACGTCGCGCAGGTACAGCCGCATGTCGACAAACGCGCGCCCCTGAAAACCGGCTTCCTGTACCGACGGTGCGTACTCGACACGACCGAGATCGAACAGGCTGAGCCCGGCCGCGCGAAGGATCTCACGCTTTGTGGGGAGCTGGCACGACGTGACAAAGCTCCCTGCGCGTGCCATGGCATCCGTGCCGGAGGCTGTGGCGACCGTAAAAAATTCGACACGCAGGCCCACCTCACGATCGCCCTCGACACCCAGCACCATCTCACCGCCGGAAGGGCCTAGCGCGTCGTACGTCTCACTCTGCGAATCCTGCCCGAGCACAAACGGCCCGGTGAGGTGCAGCACGATGAAGTCTGATACCGGCGACGGGTCGTCTTGATCACGCCACAGGATCAAGCCGTCGGCAAAACCGCTTGCGGCCTTGGTCCAGTCGAAGATCGCATCTTGAACAGCGGCTAAGTTCACGCCGTCACCGCCCTACAGATTGCCTTGTAGTACACTGACCCAAGGTGCGGCCAGGTTTCAAGGTGTTCGATCTCGCACTGCTTGCCGTCGATCTGGAGTAGATCGGGCTGATAACCAGCTTCGGCCCCGGACTCGGTGCAGCCGATGAAGAGTTGCTGCCGTGTGTACACGGTCCAGACGTCGCCCGTGATCCGACCGTCAGGCAGCCGTTTAAGATCGCGGCCCGAGGTCGCCTGCACCGACGCCATGATCGCGAAGGTGGTGACGACCGGCGGCTGAGCACGCCCCTTGATCCGACTCGACACCTGCCGTCGTGTCACCGTAACGGTTCGATTGGCAAGGCTCGTGATTGAGTCTGCGTAACTCACAAGCTCAGGATAGCAAGACCACAGACGGCAATGTCGATTTTTGAAAATTTGTTTTGACACTACGTTAGGACTTAGCCTAGTGTCTCGATTCACAAGGAGCCCGAAACAAATGATGTTCGCAATCTTCCGAGAGATCAAGACCCCTGGCTTTACCTACGATTCTTTTGTCGTGTCGCCGGTCGCGAGTGATACACCAGATTGCCAGCCCGATGAAGTGCCGGGGACGCGGCACTGGATCGAGGCAGTCGTGCAACTGGAGTGCGACCGGCGCAACGCGGAAGTACGCCGGGAAGAACGTCGAGAAATGCTGGCGAGACAAGCAGAAGCACGTCAAGAAATGCTGGCGAGACAAGCAGAAGCACGTCAAGAAATGCTGGCGCGACAGGCAGAGTCGGAACGTCTGCGTGCCGAAAAGGCCGATCGTCGACGGTCCATACTCAAATCCAATCTGGTGGTTCGTCGAATTAGTGGCGGCGATGAAGTGTACCGCGACCGAGACCGTACGTTCATGGGGGTCGGTAGGCGTGTTGTCGTACCGGGTGAGGTGATCTACGGCTATGACACAGTAGCCAACGGATGGGCTGCGGAAGTCCGCCCGAACCCTGGGCAGGTAGCGATACTAATTGCGCCGGGCGACGAGTACAGCTTTGCGCGATGGGGTGTGCTCGACGCGAGGGCCGCGCTTGGCGCGGACATACTCGACGATGCGGACAAGACGCTCGTGGTCGAATCGCTTCGCGCGCTCTGAAGGCCCTCGCTTGATGGTAGCGGCTAAGACTTCCCGCCCCTGACCATTTCGACGAGCCAACTCACGGCCCCGAGCATGCGCCCCGTATCCACGAGCGTGCGCGGCTCACCCGTCGAACCTTCCCGAGTTTTTGAAAGCTTACGCGCAAGAGTGCTCGGAGCGTTCGGTGGCGGTATCTGTTCACCGCCGACCACCGTCTCTTTAATGTCCGACGCAAACTTAGCACCGAGGACGCCAAGCGCTTTTTCAAGGTCGAGCTTCCCGTCGAGCACATGCCCTACAAGGATCTTGGCGTTCGTTTCGACCGTGCCGCGCACGCGATCGAACGTGGCCGAGATCCAGCCACGCTTGGGCACACCTGCCCCCAGCTCGTGGATCGCGGCCAGCTCGGCGTTCGTGACACCCTGCCGATCCTCGCTACCCTTGCCGTCATCGAGCACGCCGATCTTGACGCTGGGTCCGCGTTTGATCTGCTCAAGAAGTTGTGCGAGTCGTACGCCGTCAGGTGTGGGCGTGTCCGAGAACCGGCTGCCGCCCTTACTGACAAAATGCCCGCGCTTATCGCGAAGCGAGGCCATTACACCACAAGAGGCAATCGCGCGCTGAGGCAGCCGCGCAAAAGCCGCTGGAACTCCTGACCCCAGACAGTCGAGGCCAAGGAGTCGGTGAGGTTTGCGGGTACGCTGTACTGACGTTCAACGTCGCCGACTTTCTCGCGCGCAACAGCGCCCGACGCACCGTTCTGCCCGCGCAGGTAGAGCACACCGCAATGTGCGGCGAGGTACTTGTGCGCGAGATCGTACTTGGTTTCCCAGGTTTCCGCCGACAGCTGGAGCGCGGTATCCGTCAGGATCGTGTTCTGAGCGGGCACAGGTACCGCGCTCAGTGTCGGATCGACGAGCACAACGTCGGCCCAGGTGATCACTTCTTACCCTTCGCTTCGATCTCACCCAGCTTGTCGCTGATCGCTTTGCTGACACTCGGACGCTTTTCCGAGTCGCCCCACTTGCGCAGCTTGGCGACGTCGAGCGTCTGCGCAACCAGCGCGACCGCTTCAGGGATCTTCAGCTTTTCGAGGGATTCGGTGACGTCCTCTTCGATGGTTTCGACCACGAGCGTCTTGTGCTCGATCGCCAGCTTGACGTTCTGGTGATTCTCGTAGGAATTCCAGATTTTCGACTGCTCTTCGTCGAGGGCGTTGGCCCCCGGTTTGAGCACCAGACCAGGAAGGGATACAGGGCCGACAGCTTTGTTGATGATGACTTTCGACATTGCCGGAAATTGTAAAGATCCGGCTCTGCCTTTGTCAATGAGCCCGGCTAGAAGTTGTCGAAGTACACGATGGTGAGCGGCAGCCGGACGACCACTCCGCCGCAGCGCGCGTGACACGGGATCTTGAAGGCCAGGTTTTCCTGCTGCACCGGGAGCTGCTCGAACTCCTGCGGAATCACCGCGCCGAGCGCTTCGGGATCACGACGGAATCCGACACCGCGCGGAGTGCCTCCACTTCCGGCGGTGTTGCACCGGTACCACGGGATCACGTCCTTGACCCACGGCGAGTTCTTCAGGAAGAACTCCAGCACCGTGGTGTCGGACGTGGACGATCTCGGCTTGGTACTGATCAGCGCGTGCTGATCGAACGGGATCACGATCGTGTCGATATATTCGACACCGTTCGACGTGACCACCACGCTCTTTGCAATTCCGTTCAGGTCGTCGAGGATCTCGTCACTGGTCTTCTTGCTCCACTGTGGGAAGCCCGAGACACCGTTAGGGATCATGTAGGTGCTGGTGCCTGTCTGATTCAGCAGGCCTCGAAACCCGTGAGGGATCGAACCGAACGAAAGCAGCTTGTCGATCTGCTCTTCGATCATCCGACGTGCAGCCGAACCCTTCGTGCTGTCGAGCTGCACGTTGGCCATGCTCGCCGCGCGAAGCTCTTGCAGGCTGTAGCCGTAGCTGTCACCGATGGACTTGATCGGTGAGGTCGTCTCTTTGGCGAGCACGTCGGCTCGCGGCAGGTCGTCCGCGTAGTCCGACAGGATCTTGGCCACACCGACTTGATCGTACTCTCGGTAGGTGTAGACCTCAGCTCCAGTGTTGATGCCGCCGATCTTCGGGACAAGATCCCGCGCGATGAGCGTGGGATACTTGATCTCGTAGATCGTCTGCTCGATGTGCTCGAGCTGGCGCTGAAAAAAGATCGTCTCGTTTGCGTCAAACCGCAGCGAGGCGGCTGCGTCGCTGATCGCCTTCCGCGCGATCTTGCGAAGTTCATCTGATCGAACCATGGTCAATCCTCTCGGCCCCCGAGGGGGCTCGCGCGGGGTTAGGGCTTGTTGGTGAAATCGAAGTCGGCCACAAACAAACCGTCGGCAACAGCCGGACCGCGCGCCACGGCTTGCGCAGTGGTGTCGATCGTGGTGCCCGCCGTGTGAGTCGGGACAAACTTCTTGGTGGTCGGGTCGTACGCCAGGCGGTCGCCGGTCGCGATCGTGGCACCGGCCAGCACGTAAAGCGGCCCCTTGCGCAGCATGTTGATCGACCCAGTCGGCTTCACACCGCTCGCGTCCAGCTCAGTGCCGCGCTCGTACGCATGGCTGTGGACAGCGATTCCGGCAGGGACGTCGGTCGCGAACGTGCAGGTCTGCACACCGACAGCCGGTGCAAGCGTGTCCTCTTTGACCAGCTTCCCAAAGCTGATCTGTGCGGACGAGTCGCTATTCGTTCGCGACTCGATGGTGTGAGGTGAAAGGTCTGCGAGCATGCCCTCGATCGCGATCGAGGGTGCCGTCGGATAACTGGTCTGAGACATCGTGTGATCTCCTACAGGGGCCGTTAAGCCCCCGGCTGCGTGTCTACTTCTTGGACGACTTCCAGCGGTTTGCCTGCTCGGCGAGCATCCTCTCGCGCGCTGCGTCTGGTCCCGTCACGTCAGAGGGCTGTGAGCCGAAGTCGCCCCGCGCTTCGCCGACCGCGCGATCTGCACGCAACCGAAGCTCCGCGTCAAGACGCGCCTCAAGGTAGAGGCTGTCGCGACCGTCGAACTTCTCACCCGTGATCTTCGCGAGCACTTCCCGGCGCAGCGCGTCGGTGCTGGTGACAGAGTCGAACTTGACACCGTGCTGTGAAGCCGTCGCCTCAAGCGCGACGCGCGCGCGCGTCTCGGCAACCAGCTTGGACTTTTCGGCACGATGCTGTGCCTCGATCGCGTCGACACGAGCTTTTACAGCCGCGTCAACCTTTTGATCGAGCAGCTTGCTCTGATCGGTCTGTTCGTTGGGAGACGTTGTCGGTGCGGGCATCGGCACACCGGGATTTTTGCCCTGAGCCGCGTCCGTCTCACCCGTCATCTCTTTAACTTCCATCTGGCTGAGCAGTGCCATGACTTGTTGCTGCTGCTCGGGCGTAAGTCCGTAGGACTTGCCTCCAATGCTGCACGGTTCCATTCTGACCTCTTCGGCTGCGTCGAGTTTCAGCTTGCAACTCGGGCCAGCTCGACCCGAGTCCACAAGCGCTAGGTGGTTGTACCGGATACGGCGCTGGATTGCGTCGTAAGGCACGCCGTCATACACACCCGGTGTTTCATCAAGGTCCGCTTCGTAACCGCACGAGAGCTGTTGCTTTCCGCTCAGTACGGCAGCCACAGCTGACGCATCCTGCACGACGACAGGTGCGCGCACAAGCAAGCCTTCACGGGCAACGGAGTCGCCGACATTGCCGACCTGGTAGCGCTTCAGGTTTGCACTGTCGAGCAGCTCAGGCGGGTGATCGTTTGTGACTGGCACAAGCGCCAGGCTCTTTAGGCTTGCAGGATCAAAGACCTCCTCAGGCGGTCTTAGCTCGCGCCGGATTCTACCGCCCCCGTCGCGGTACACAAAAACACCTGCCCGCGTTGGGTAGGCTGTCAGTTTAAGCCAGCTACCTTCACGCTCAGGTTGTTTTATCGGGGACAGGTCGAAACGTCTGACAGTCACTGCGCGAGTGTACCGAAGGTGTTACAATCCACGCAACAATGAAATCAGCGATAGCAGTAGTGGCCTTGCTCACGGCCTGTGGGCCGGGCCAGGGATTAAACGACAGGTGGACTGTGCGAAAGCCGGTGCAGGTGATTATCGAGGATCAACCACTGGATAGCACGGAAGCACGCCGGGCGCTTGCCGAAGGCCTGCGCCAGCTGGGTTTTCAAACGACTGAAACCGGAGCAGGGCAGACAATCACAGCTGTCCGCGACGACTGCACCTGCGCATCGTGCAATCGAAACACCGCCGCCTGGGTTGATCCAGTGAGCTACGATGTGATCCGCGTGTGCGATCGGGCCGGTGTGGCTGCTCGTGATCTAGGTGCTGCTCGCGCTGCGGATCTGATCCTCAAGCACGAGCTGGGCCATGTACTCGGTCTGCGCGGGCACACACCCAGCGGACTACTGAGCGCGCGACTTGACGATCACGCCGACACTCGTTCGTTCACACGGTCTGACATCACGGCCATCTGTGACGCTGGCAGACTGGCTAGCCCGGTCTGCCTTTAGTCCCAGCGCACGTCGCGGATCTGCCCCCATGTTCTTAGAACCTCGCGAGCCGCGCGAGCGGCGTGGTAACGACAGGGATGCCGTCGGGAGCGTACAGGCAAAACGACTCACCATCCCCGTGCTCACCCAGTGTGAGACGATCCCAGAAAAAACCCTCGGTGAGTGAACCGCTGATCGGTTTGTCCGGCGCGAACGGAACCCAGCGGTATTGTGTCGGGCTCAAGTTCAGCCGTCGGAGTAGGTACACACTACCGCCCGTGACCTTGCCTTGTAGCTCGATCACGTTGCCGGTGTTGCCGTTGGCCGGATTGAAAAACTGACCGCCACCGACGAGCACAGGATCTGTGTTGTCGGTGGCCGGAATCGAGGTTGTCACGCCGATCGGTTGAAAAGCCATACACTGAGCGTAGCAAACACACGGCACGGTCGAGAATCTCGATTTTATTTGACACTACACCGGGCTTTTAACTAGACTGCTGCGCATGAACTACCAAGCACAGACCACCCAATTCGGAAGCAAAACCCGAGTGATCAAGCTCGTTTACCTGGGGCAGCAAGGCCAGACCTGCTACGATTTCTCGACACGCCTTGGTACGTCGGACTCCAGGCACAGGACCGAAGCGGTTTCGTTCCAGGTGACTCTCAGGCCAGATGAGCGCGAAACGCTGCTCTACAATGCTGGTCGGACTGGTAGAGCGCCGGTCGGGGTGCGATACTGGTGGGGAGATCAGACCGATCTTGTGACGGCTCGACAGCAAGCGATTCGTACCGGGAAGAAGGTCACGCTGTACCAAGCACGTAGTGCGCACGAGGAGCTTGTTAGCGAGGACACGATCGAGCTACCTAGCGCCTTCAGCATGGGCGGCATGCGACGCTACGGCTGGGAGAAACTCCGGGTCGACGTAAAGCCGGTGATGATCGAGCCGGCCGAGGCACGCCGGATCAGGCTCGAAGCCGAGTCGGCCTACAAGACGTGGCTTACCGAGTACCGTGCGGCCCCGGCGCTTGCTCGTGCGACTTTCTGCACTGCGCCCAAAGTCCCCGAGAAGAGGACGAAGGCCGCAGTGATTTACACGACGGTGCTGCGCGGCAGGTGTGAGTGTTGCGGTGAGAACCGTCGTGTGGAGTGGTTCGGTGGCGCGAACCTTCCTGAACCGACTGCCCCGCTCGTGGGCGGGTACTGGGATCAAGAGGACGTGCTGCTATGAGCAAATCGAACTCGGCACAACGTCTGGCTGACGCCATCAGGCGCTCACAGCTTGCCGAGAAGCGCGCCATCCGAGAAGCCGTCGAGCTGCGGGAAGAACGGGAGCGGACTGGCTATCGAGTCGAGCTGCAATGGGAAGAGCCCGACTTGGCGAACGCCAGCGCACACCAGCGAGAGGCTGCGTGGGTTCTGCTGCGAGGTCGACACGCGCGCTACTGCGGCCCGTGGATGAAGCGCGGTGTTACCGGTCTGTCGCTTGTTGATGCCGAGAAACAGGGCAGACGGATGGCCCGCGACCCGGCTAAGCGGGCTGTGTCGATCGTTGAGTTCACTGGCGGACAGAGCAACTGCTACCGAAAGTTCTAACGGATCTACAGCGTAGTGATCTCGGCGATCGTGTGATTCTTGACTACTTCGAGAGCA